TTACTCAATGAGTTCTCCATTTCTGGTATAAATTTATTAGGGATTCTTGGAGTACCGTTTGTGTTTTCTAATATCCAGGCGGTATAGACCGCTTTTGAAGAAACTGCTGACATGATTGTTTTTTGTAAATAGTTAAAAGTTATTTTTTAGCTCTTTTTACTTTGGTTGGTTCTTCTTCCACAATACTTTTTTCTTCAACCTTGTCAATTGAAATTTCTTCTATTTCAAATTGCCTTGACAACCTTTGTACCAAGTCTGGTGATATCATTGTCTTTCATTTTGCGGGTATTTTAATACCTAGCTCAGGGAGTGTCTTTTCCCAGTTGTCGTTGTTCACTATGAAGTACTTTGTTTGTGCCATTGGTATTTTTATAAAGGTTAAAATTGATTTCTTTGTATTTGTTTGTTGAATATCCTGATTATCATGTCCGCTCTGTATCATACGAATCATGCTCAGGATAGGTTCTGGTATTGCACGCTATCCATATAGAGATCATTTCACATTGTACATCAGTCAATCACTATACATCAAATATTTTGGAGTATTCATGCAATGCTGTATGGGTTATAGAAACAAGTTGTATCTGATTTTCCTTCCATGATCTTTTGTACCTGTTTTTTCACTTTTACTACTCACTGATCCTCCGCTCAGTAGAATTGCTTTGTTGCAATCACCACACTTATTTTTATTCTCCGAGTACTTTCGTAGTATTGGTTCATTTTAGACAAGGCAGAGTCCATTCCTTCTATAATTATTGCAGGCAGGTTTTGTTGTACGTAGTTCATCGGATCTCAGTCAAACACAGTTTCTATCAAACTCAAATCAGAGCCTTCAGGTGAGGCTTGTACTTTTGTTTCAAATAATCATTTCAAATAGGTTGTTAATACTGGTAGCATGGTTTTTTTATTTATGGTTAAGATTTGCGAGCGTTCCATATACCTATTTCGTCATTGAATTGTGTTTGAATAATTCTTACAACCTCAGCTTTGGTTCTAGGGTTGAACTCAAACATTGCTCTATGTTTTGATCCTTTTCCATCCTGGTGGTATATTGCATACTTGGCGTTCATGACCAACGCACAGCTATATCTATTTTTTATCTTGGTGATGTTATCTTGTAGGTTTCATGTCCAGCGTAGTATTCCTGGTCTATTTGGTGACTTCTTATAGTATCATGTTCTCCTTGCTCTGGCCTTTGATGTAGATACTGAGAGTGGAGCTCGTTTTGGGTTGATTACCAACTGTCATCACTCGACTTTCATGTTGTCGTTCTTCATCTCATCTATTTTATCAAGCACTCAATCTCGATAGTTTTCAAAGTTCAATCATTTTTTGATGAAGTCCTCGAATTGTCTCGAGAGATTTCATCATGATACAAGACTCATTTTTAGCATCAGAATCTTTTTATTTATAAAACTACCATCTATCACTTGTCCTAAAGTCTCTAGGTACACAGTTATTATCGAATGAACTTGATATACTTGATGGAGGGGTTTTGTTTGGTGATAATGGTAGGAGATCAAACTCGTCATTGTTTACATCTAATAGTCTAGTATTTCACTTTCTCAAATCATCTAGTATTGCCATTTGCTGGTCATACTTTTTTCAGGATCCATTATCCTCTTCTAGTCTTTGTGATCAGTATCATTCGTTCATGATATACGATGAAGCCAATAGAATCTGACAACCTCTCAATATTGCGAATGATAGACTCTTCATGAATCTCTCTTCAGTGAAAGACTTCAGGTCATATCTTCATGCAACATACGTCCAGACGTCTCAGCGAGCTTTCTCCCTATATGTCTCTATGTACTCGTCATCTATATCAGTATTTCAAGTTAGTCATGCAGACTTTCTTATTTCTTTTACAGTGGCTAGGTTATCTCATCCTTTGAATGTTTGGCTCATCTGATTTTCAGAAATAATAAAAAAGACCATATAATTTAGTTATTATATAGCCTTTTATTTTGGATATTCAAGATTATTTTGGTGCTTTCTTTTTCAAGGCATCAATTTCATCATCTTTAGCTTTCAATTCTTCAGTTGCATCAGTCAAATCATTTGTAAGCTCTTCAACCTGAGCTTTCAATTGTTTGATCTCAACATTTGCCTTGTCCAATTCAGTTGCAACAGCAACAGGATTGTTTTCAGCCAATGCTTTTGAAGAAACTAGAAATCAATCAGCCAAGAATCATTCATAACTTTCGTCGTCCACAGATATTTCTGTACCCTTTAGGAGTTCAGCTCATTTGGACCGAACGTTAGTATTCAAGAACATAGATTTTCTTTCATTTTTAGACATCTTACATGTTTTTTATATAATAAAATAGGGTACACCCCAAAGGATGCACCCCCTTAGAATTTAGCTAATTACAGTAGTGATCAATCTAGCACATTTCTGATCGATGATGTGCATATCGTATTCATCCTGTACAATTACCAATGAGTCCAATGAGTTTTTCAATTGCTCAGTCAATGGATAAGCGGCAGATAATACTCTTTGTGATCCTCTTCTTGTGAAAGTTTTTCCGAATCATTTTGAGTAAAGTCCTGGTGCTTCATTGTAACACATGAACACTTTCTTTTCTACCAAGTATGATAGAGTTCCTTCAAGATCACCAGCTCCATCCCATTTCTGAGCTTCAGATATAGTTATTTGGGTTCAGAGAGCGTTCTTTAGGTTTTCAGTCAATGATGGTATAGTTGGAGTAGTAGTATACTTGAATCTATCAATCACTTTCGTGTTGTTAGTGATAGCAACCATTACATCCAAAGACAATACTATTTCTGTAGGCCAGCTTCAACATTTGTCTTTCAATAGTTTTGCTTGTGCATACAAAGTTGATATTGGATCTGAATTTGATACTCCAGAAGTCATACTATCGAATCTATCAGTTCCTGACAACGCAACATTATTTGTGATAACGTTCGAATCAAAAATTTGTGATAGACATGCGTATTCTTTTGCCAAATCGTATGAACCTTTCAAGATGAACATTTTGTCTCTTTGTGCATCGATTGGAGCGTCAGCATTTTCGATATCTGTTTTGTAGATATCAGTATACAATGCATGTTCTTCAAGAACCCGTTCATCATCCAATCTTACTCAAAATTCGATCTTGTTTGCTCAACCTTTCCAACCTTTTCTTGTTGTATAGATTGCCATTGCTTGCATTCAAAGATTTGCGATTTTACCCTTTGCCTTTTTCACAGCAACGATTGGGAAAATCTTTGTCCATACATACTTGCTATCATCATTTTTGTAAGCCAATAACATTGACTGCAAAAGCTCTGGTATGTAGGCATCTTGGAAGTCACCAGCAGTAAATAAGTTCGTTCCCTCAGGAAGGGAGAATTGTTTTGCTAACATTATGATTTTTTAATAAAGATATAAAAAAGTTTTCAGGTCGATTATGGAGTTGGTACTAATATAACTGCAGGAAATTTTCTGAATTCTACATAATCACCAGCCACTCATGTAGCCAATGCCGTTGCAACTTGGTATGATCCAGCCGCAGTTCATACTATGAACCCGCTTGCTCAATCTGTTTTAACATAATCACCCAAAGTCACTCATCCTGTACCTACCAAACCTACAAAGTATTCCGCTTCATTTACACCAAGTGTATATCAAGCATCTTTTTGCTCGTTTGTGATACCCATAAATTTTGCAGAGTTTGCTCCACACACAACTACAGTGTTTACATCCGCAGTAGATATTTGAACTGGGATTCATTTTGCCATTGTAGTTTTTGCGATCCAAGAAGATTCTTGTGTTGGTGTATTGTGAGTTGTTACTCCAAATACGTCTGTACTATTAGTCATGATTGCTTTTTAATAATGATATAAAAATATTACTTTTTCTTTTCGATCTCGTAGCCATCCTTCAAAGCTTCATACGCTTTGTTGAAGTCTACATTCTTGTCTTTTGCGTAGTCATTACAGATTTTATTGAAAGCTGATTCACTCACTACTTTCTTTTTTCAATCTGTAGACATTTTTTCTTCTTCCTTGTCCTCCTTTTTAGCAAAATTTTGTGAAATCTGACCATTAGTCAAAGTATCAACAACTTTTTGGTAGTTAGAGAATAGTTTCTTAACTTCTTCCACTTCTTCATCGTCCAATTTAGAGAAAGCTTTTAGAACTTTTTCAGCTCCTACCTTCTCTTCTTCAGCTTCTTGATTGAATGCGTGGATTGTTGAGAACTTTTGTACTATTTCTGAAAATCTCTTTCCAGCTTTAGCCTGTGCAAGTTCTTCTTTCATAGCTTCTTTTTCAGGATCTGAGTACTTGTTCAAAGTAGCTTCAGTTTCTGCTTGAAGTTCTTTCTTTTCATCTTCAGTGGCTTCAGAGAAAGTTTTTGTTAGTTCAACTTTTTCATCGAAGCTTAGAGCCTCTTTAGAAGAGAACTTTAATAGTAAATCTTTAAGCATGACGGTTTCATTTTTAGTAGATAAAATTGTATTTGTTTTTGTCTCTTCGGAAGGGTCGCTTGCAACGATTTTGTCCATACCATTGAAGTACGGGTAGTTCGTTAAGGCACCGCCTACTAGGACGTTTTCAAATCGTTTCATAGTATCAGGATCCTGATACTTATCAGATAGCTCTGCGGAGAAATATTTGTAATGTTTCCCGTTCAAGTTATCAGCACCGTTCTTTGTAAGTTCTATGTCAGCCCAGAGTTCGTCTCATTTAGAGTACACTTTTTTGATCCATGCTTGAGCAGCAGTTCTATCGTGTTCAAGATTGATTGGGATCTCGTCTTTCCTTACGTTGTTTTCAAAATTCCTTATAACATTATTGAAGTATTTCTCATCTATCAATATTTTACCATAGAATGGATGAGTCCTATTGGCATACTTCAAAATCTGAATAGGGATAATGTCCCCTTGCTTTAGATCTTGTTGCAATGCGAAGATTTTTATTTCAAAATGTTTAACGTTTTTTGATACTACTTTTTCTGGCATTTTTTGTTTGAGAGATGTAAAACATATTCTATATAGTATATTTTGGCAATTATTCAATAGATTTTTTCAATCTATCTATTATTTCCTGGTTTTTTTCTTTCCTTTTTCAGTTCAGACTTTCATTCTTTTGCATTCTCCAGTCTATCTCTTTTGTGATCTGTGCTACTGCTGGTGAGTCTTTTGATAATACTGGAACCTTCAATTCTTCCTTGCTTGTGATCGTATCCTTCACTGGTATGCTAGAAGATACTTCAGTATAATCAGGCTTGTATTCTTCATCGTCGTTTATGAACACCCGCATTGATCTACAATGTATATGTTGAGGCGGTGAGTAGTTCTTGTAATCGTCAGAGTCCACCTTCACCACGGTACCATCTAGGGAAAGACATCTATTTGAAGTCCTTCAGTCTATGATTGCGGAGTACTGAGCACCATATATCTTGCTTGCGTTTGTATACGCTACTGATTTCCTTCAAGAGTTGAACGCTTGATTGATTCAGATTGTAGATACTATTCAGAATGCTTGATCAAGGTATGGTTTCACTGCTTTCTTCACAGACACCACAACGCCTGAGGATGGTGTGTTCTTCAATCAGTCGTTCTTTGTGATTGCTGTCGCTATTATAGCTTTTGTATCAGTAGTCACCTTGCTTATTATTCATTCAGAAACGTTGTCAGCTTGTATCTTGATCACGTCTTTCAGATCTTTTTTGCTTTCTGGGATCTGTACCCCTATTTCTCTACTCGCTTCATTCTTTCAGTAGTCAAAGTTCTTCTTGTATGCTAGTGTCACCATAGAAGATATCTCAGCACCGTATTTTGCGGTCAACGCAGATATTGCGGTCATATCGTTTTTTTCTATAAGGGTCTGGACTTGTGCAAGTAGCTTATTTGTCATTTCATCAGTCACCTCTGAGTATTGTTTTCTAAGTGAGTCAGTCTCTTCGTTCAAATTATCTTTGATTGATTTGATTGCTACCCTTCTTTCAGCGAATGTCAGCGGTCTCCAGAATCCATCTTGTATAGGATCAGAGAAGTTTCTTTTTCAAACATCGTCTGATTCTTCTAGTCAGTCAATTTGGTGTTGTATGATCGATTCATGGTCAAAGTCTATTCAAGAGAAGTTTATATTTTCACATCCGCAATCTGTATGTTTTTTTGCTTGCTCTTTTGCTAGTTTATCAGCCTCTTTTTTGGCTTGTCTTTCAGCTTTAGCAGTCTCTACTTCATCTTCTTCTACTGCTGGAGCCATATCTGGACTAGCTTGTTGCTTGGATTCGTTGTATTGCTCTTCGGATATCATAGGTAAATGCAATAACTCTCTTACATATCTTTCAGTGTCGTAGTTTGCAGTAATTATTCCACCGCCTACCAACGCAGACATAGTAGAAGAGAATTCTGATGGATCCACCAATCAGATTTGTCCGAACTTCACCTTTGGCATTCTCTTTGTTTCTCAGAAATTCAACGCCACTATTTTTGGGATGAGATATTTGTTGATTACCTCCATGTCTTTTTCTAGCAATCACTTTACGGCTTCAAAGAAAAAAGCCGTAGACTGTCAAGCCATACCGTATGATCCTTTCTTGGACTTTCATAGATACAAGAATTGTTGGAAGAATATATCGTTGATATTTTGTGCATAGTGCTGGATAGCATCCTGGAGCTTGTTTGCGTTATCACCAATATTGGTGTTCATCCAATCATAGCCTACCAATGAAGCTCAGGTCGCAGGATCTATTTGTTCTACAACGTATCAGCTTTCTAGACTTCTCATGTTCTCAGCTATGCTCTTGTATTTCTCTATTTCATCATCAGTCGTTCATTGTGGGACTTTCACTTTCAATGGTGGTATTGCCAACCTTTCTTGCAATACTGCATGATAGTTTTCAAATTTATCTTTGAAAAATCGGTCTTTCGCTATCTTACGATATAGTGATCGACCTTCGTAGTTTATTCATTCAGAGTTGATATTGAAAAGTATCAATTTATTTGATGGTATATCTATAGTGTTCTTTCCTTCGTTCGCTTCAGGATCGTCAGTTTCCTGAGTAGCTTTCGTGTAGTACGCTATTTGTTGTATTCATGGTTCTCATGTAGAAGTCAACCATTTGAAAACAGTGTCGGCGTAGATTCTTGTCAACTGTGGATAGAATCAGTCATCTTTCCTTTCAAAATATAGTTCGAATAGACTGAATCAGTCCCTTATGTATAAGTTTATATCTTCAATCAGACCCTTGAATCATCTATCGAGATTATCGAACAACGCTTTTTCGCAGAACTTCGCTATTGCCACATCTTTTGCGTTTGGTTCCATGCCTTCATCAGTGTATGGATCAATGAAAAAGTTTGTAGATGTTTTCATGAGGGTTATTGCGTTTCTCATTTGGAACACCTGGCCATCGTTGTCCATTCTCATAAACAGCTGATACTTCTCGTATTTGTTCTTGAATCTGTTTGAGTATTCTTCAAACAAAAATCCTACATTCTGTTTGGTTCAGTATGTAGACTCACGCACAAAAAGAACTTTAGTTTTTTCCAGCTCTTCTTTGTTGATTGAAAACCTCTGGAGAATAGTTTTGATTGTTTGTGAGATATTCATTTTGTTAGAAATCTTTAGTAAAAAAGCTCTTTTTAGGTGAGTATTTATCTATAAGCTCTTGTGCTTTGCTTTTTGTTCTTTCTTCTCATGGTATATCATTTTTTGGTTTCGATTCAATAGATTTTGTGTTTTCTTTTTCTATTTTATCAAGATGATATTTGAATTTGAGAATTATTGCGGTGAAAGAGTCGACACGATCATCATGCTCAACGTTTGGAAATTTTATTAGTTGGGTTATGAACTTTTGATCGATATCTGGTGAAAATTCAACGGCTCCGCCTTCGAGATAAGGTTGGCATTCTCTCAATCTACCTATTTTACTTTTCCTTCATGGATCATATAGATGTATTATCCAATTAGGGTGTTTTGTCAACAGATATTTTCTCAATGTCATTCAACCAGCCTTGTTTTCAATAATAAATTCTGGTTTATCATACTGGTCGTATAGTCGACTGAGTCTTTCATCTATTCTTGTCAAATCTTTTTGCCTTCATGTCAGCTCCTCCGAGTGTCTCATATTCCACTTTCATGACTCCCTTATTCTAGTACCTATTGTGATACCTATCGGATCTGATTTGTCTTTCTCAGACTCTCAGGAGTCGATCGATATATATGTTTTGTCTCAGTATGGGATCTTGTGATACTCCCTATATCTGATCCATTGCTCTTCTATGATAGGTACATCGTTTCTCATTGGGATAAGCATATAGTTTGCTCAGTACCAGTCACGTCCTTGCTCTTCTCTAATATCTTCTAGTGATTGGACATAGTTCTCTATACGATTCTTGTTTATCTTGTCAGCCTCAGCTCTTGTTTTGACGAACCTATCTGGTCGGTGGAGTGTTCAGTCCTCTTTCATAAATCTCGTGTATACCACCCTTCGCTTTGGGTTGTCTTTCAGTTCCTCTGCTAGTCTAGGTAGTACTCAGTCCTCATTGATAGTGTTTCAGAGTACTATTTTTTGTCAGAGTGATCCACCAAAGATTGCACCTTTTATTTTGTTGTATGTCTTTGTGATTATTCTAGGGTTTTGTGTATTCTCGTCATCGTCTATATCATCCAAAACATCTAAATCTGGTCTCAGTGACTGGTCTCATAGATAGATATTGAGTCATCTTGTAGATTTCTTGACTGAGTTGGCTTTTACGACCACACCGTTAGTAGAAGTGAATCATGAAGTCCTTTTTTGTTCTTTCTGTTTGAAGAGTGCATCCATCACCCTATCGTTGTAGTATAGTCTTCAATAATCATGCACAAAAATACTATCACTAGATCAGATTAGCATATTTGATATGGATGTGATATTATCCTCTGCTTTGTTCACATCATAGGAAGTCCACCTGATGAATTTGTTTCTCTTTGTCGCTATCCTTTTACAGAGTCGCTTTCTCAGGATAGACGTTTTGGCACAACCTCTATATCAGAACCGTATCAGATTTCATCAGTTATCTATCCAATCTAGTATTTCTTGATAGTCAGTCGGTGTATCAAAAAAATCATAGAAGTAAAAATCATTCCAGAGAGTTGGATCGTCAGGAAAAATTATTGATCTCAAAATACTATCATCTTGTATCTCAGCAATAAGTTTTGGATCTATCATTTCTTCTTTGATTTGTATTTCTCTAAAATAGCTTGTTGCTTTTCATCGAGTTTTTTCTCTTCAGGGACGGGAGTGAGATCTAGTATTGTTCTAGTTGGCTCTCATTTTTCTGTTTTTACTATTTCCCGAATATTTCTAAGCTCCTTTGATATCCTTGTGGCATTTTTATTTACTTTATATGTAGTATTCCCATCTTTATCCTTTGATATTATAGTCATGTCATTCAATACAATCTTTCAAATATCCATTGTTCTCCTGTGCATTTCGTTCAATTCTTTTATAGATGGTTTGTAGATTTTTTCAGCCACTTCCTTCTCTAATTTGAGTACCGCTCTCTGCATTGCTTTTTCTTGGAACTTCTTTTTCTTCTCAGCTCGTCCTCTAGTCTGAACTTTCATTGCACCAGAATATCCTAGTTGACCTTTCTTTCACGGTTTTACTACTCACTTCTTTCTTAGGAAAGACTCTGCATATATTTCGTCATCTGTCAAGTATTCTAAAAATAGAGTCTCTCGATCATATT